CATGCCCCAACCCATAAGAATTGGGCCCAAAATCAGTCGTTGTTGTCAGTACATGGAGCCTTGCTTGACTCGTCGTTGTTCCAATATTTAAGGCATTTGCGGTCATATCGCCTTCAACATCTACGCAAGCAACGCGAGTTTTGCTTCCAGATGGCCCATAAGAGAAGCAAGCCAGCCGGTCATTCGCCCCAGGTGTTGCCGTGGGGCCAATATCAAAAGCCGGCACTGTGGCTGTCATGGTGGCTGCGCTTGCGCTTGATTCCACCTCACAGGTGGCTGTCGTCGAGGTGCAGACGAATTGATCGCCAGTGCCAGAAGCTGTCACAGAGGCTGGGCTGATGATTGTCCCATCGACGAAGGCCACATTCCGGCCACGCCCACCGAGCTGAGCGAAGGTGACAGAAGACGCAACCGACAAGCCAATGAGGAAAGCACCGGCCATCTTGATTTTATTCGTCATGGCGTCACCGCATAAACGTCACAGTTTGTCGCACCCGTGGTAGCCACCGCTGCAATAAACTCATCGGAAGCCGCCAGGGTGAGGTCATAAATCATCTTTTGGCCGACTCTATTTGCAATGATGGCCGTACCTGCGACGCCGCTGCACTTAATGGCCTGACTCCCAGTCTTCACGGAGGCCACGCATGACTCGACGTCACATTGCACCATGTAGCGCCCACCCTTCACCAACTCGAAAGTGGCAGCTGTTGTGCTGTTAGAAACAGAGACGTTCGCCGTCGTCGTCGTGATGGTGCCGACGTATTTGTCAGCGCCTGACACCGAGACCGCCCAAAGTGCAACACCTACAAGTAGTTTCCGCATGTTTCCTCCGTTGCAATAGCTTAAGAAGTAGGATTCCAATCAACCAACCTGCAAAATCTCGACGTAAGTCTGAGAGCCAGCCTCTAAGCTTCGAGCCCCGCCGGTGGATTGATAAATTCTGACGTCGATGTAGTCTCCCTTATTGAGAAACAGTATAGAAGAGGCCATATATTGCGTCTCTTCTCGAAGGACGTGCCCAGACTGCCTCGTCATTCGGCGATCAACGGTGCCATTTTTGAAGACTTCAATGTAACAAGTGCCCGTGTCGTTGTTGTTGAAGACGATGGTGATGGCTGTCTGGATTAGGTAATACCCACGCCTCGGCGCGGTATACTTCCAAGCGGCGCCCGTCGTCACGTTTCCGTTCGTCTGTGAATTGAAAGCGGTGTTGAAGTTGACGATAGTGGAGGTTGCATCCGGTATTGAAGCGCCAATTCCGAAGGTTGGGTAATGGTAGTAACGGGCAATCTCCGGCACTTCCTCGAGGCGAACAGAGTCAACATCAAAACTTTGCGTTGAGGTGGTGGCCGTCGAGACTTCGATTTTGGCGTAACGGGCATTAGCTGGCGCCGTATAATACTCGGCCCTGTCAACCCAGGTGCCCACGTCGGCCGTCACTGACTGCGCGATGGATTCATTGGAGAGTGCTGTTTGGTCATATTTCAGCCAATAAACCTTAAGATTCCAGCTTCCGGTGCCGCTAATGTTTTTGGAGAGTGCCGAGACTTTATACCGTCGCCCACCTTCCACGATGGCCGGTCGACTCTCAATCGCACCCGTCGATGATGAGGTATTGAAGCGCACATAATAGCGGCCCGTGCGAGCATTACCCACACCAGCTGTGTCGTCATATTTCGAGGTGACTTGAGTCCCCAATGTACCGGCCGTCAACGTCCAATGGTCTGGCAAGTCGTCTTTTCTGTCGCCATCGCCAAAGCGGTTGTCCAAGAAGGCATTAAGTGGACGAACTGAGAAGTCCACCTCTGACGGCATATGAGCAGAGACACCACGCCCAGCCACAAAAGAAAACTCTGCCGAAGGCTGTCCTCGCACCAGCATCGTTGAGTTTCGGTACCAAGGCACGAAGCGCGCATAGTAGGTGGCCCCAGGGTTTAACTTAGAAACCTCCACCTCCCTGCTTGTCCCTTGATAAACCAACGTCGAAGCGCTGGGCGTGAAGCCGGTGGTGTCGGAAACATGGACCTCAATCTCCAGTGGAATGTCTTTCAGGACTGACGTTCCATCGAACTTGAGGCGAGTTCCCCCGATGATGGCCGACGAAGAAGCGGTGATGCCGCTCTCAGTCGCCAAGATTTCGGTGCTGTGAATTGTGCCGCTGCCCACCGGCCTGACATTAGCGTTCGTCCAAACCTGAGTCCCTGCCGTAGGCTTGCCTCTACACGAGAGAGAGGTGCGCATGATGCCATCTGCTACAGAATGAGAGACGGCCACTAGGGCTAAGTCTTGGTTGCTGCTATAATGCCTCCCATTGGCCGTAAAGCGGTACAAGTCATTCAACTCGGCATAAGGGAAGCCGAATGCCAGGTCTGCTGTGTGAGAGACTGTGGGCTCCTTTAAGTCAGCAAGCGCGGCATTGGCGAGCGTCGTTGCTTCGGCTGATGAGTCAATGTTGCTGGTTGCTTCTTCCGCAATCTCAAAAAACAGGCGTCCATATTTCGATATGCTCGTCGCGTCGGAAACCTGAAGAATGGTTCGCTTGCTTTGGCCTAATGGGGCAAGTGATGAGCGGTTACCATAGATTACTTGAATGACGTTTCTGACGCCTTGTTTGTCTAACGACAATTCAGAAAGTTGCTCATAGTCGTCGCTGTCGAAGGTGTAGTCTGGAGTCGTCTTTGTGCGGTTGGGATCATAAAACGTCAGCTTAAATGCCGACGTTCCGCTGTCCCACTTCATGCGTAAGTCCCAGCCAATTTGAGTCGCCAGCGCTCGCAGGGCATCGAAAACAGAGGTGCGGTCTTGCTTATAGGGAAGAATGTTCCAGCTCGGAGATACAGGAGTCGCGAGCGTTATTGAGGAAAGCCCGTTGTCATTGAGAATCTGCTGCATGACAGATTGGACAGCATAGCCCGTCGTAGGTGTCAGCGCTGCCTCATATGTGAAGACAGCTGTCCCGTCTGTTGTTGCTCCGGAAATATCCCACGCTGGCTCTGCGGTACCTGCCGTGCCTGCCGTTGAAACCTCAAAGAAGCGTCCAGAGCCAGAGATTGTCCTATTGGCCTCCGTGGGCATCACATACTCACCAAGCGCCCAGACTTCGCCAGGGGCCCAGATGCGAATGCCCACAGGCGCGCCGGAAACAGCTGCTATTGCGTAGACACGCTCCTTCTCAATGTAAGCATCTGTCAGCTTGCCGGCCATGTCTCGGCATTCGACTTTTATGATGAAGTCTGAGGCGTTGTAGCTGTCGATGATGCCGTGGAAGAAAAGCTCGTAGTCACCGCTGGCCGGCGTCCCATCACCCGAATTGACGGCCACGTATATTTTGATTTCGTTGTTTACCGAGATGGGTGGGTAGTTTGAGGCGGTAGGGTCGAAGGTGTTGTTCGGCCCAGACGAAACAAGGGGCGCAATGCTTAGGCCGTCTAACTCTCGAATAAACTCAACCGATGCCGAGGCCATGCCATCGTCGATGTTTTCATCCCATGAGGCAGAGACGACAGAGTCAAAGCCAGGGTAAGTCGACATGTCACGCCACTGGCTAAGGCCGTCTTTGAGTTCCACTTTGAGGCGGTACCCTTTAAGGCCACCGTCAATGACGGCCTGCTGTCTTGCACCTATTGTTCTCATCGTTGAGCAAGCCTCACCGTCAACTTACGCCTCGTGCTGCCATCGGCCGCGAGCACCGAGGTGCCCATTACCTCACCCATCGCGCTTCGAGTCGTCTCGAGGATGGCATCGCCTGTCAGATTCAAGTAGGGCATGAGGGCTGCGCCTGAGGCAACGTCACCATTGCCGGCCGTTCCGTAGAATATTGGTGGCCACGTCGAGTCTACCGTCGCAGGGAAGGCGAAGAGGTTATCCCACCGCCTGTCAGTGCCACCCGTTAACGTCAAAATGCCATTCGAGACAGCGGCCCAGGTTGTCGATGCGCCGTTATTGCTAACGCCATCAACCCACTTATTCCCTGCCGAGGTGACGACATAGTGGGTGTAACTGGGGCTTGCGGCCGTCGAATACCAAACCGCGAAAGTCCAACTGCTACCGGCTGGCGCGATGCGGTAGGCATGGCTTCCAGATGCGACAGTTAGGTTGCCGGTGCCGCTAATGCCGCTCGAAGCCTGAATGGTGCCGGAATAACCAGACTCGGGGCCGGTACCCTTGCTTCCGTAAAGGTTAGTGAAAGTCCACATCTCACCTTCACCTCGAAGCCACCTCTCGTATTGCCCCGCAAGCGTATTTGCCGTCAGTGGCACCTCAAATTCGATGTCTCTTTTTGTGGCGATGCGGCTTCTCACCAATGCGCCGGAGAATGCCTGCACGGTAGAGCCCACCTCTCTCACCTCTTCGGTGAAGGTGTCGACTGCAACTGGAATCTCAATGCCGCTCGCAGACAGAAAAGGCATGGCTTAAGCACCCCACCACTTAGAAGGCATTACGCCGCCTCGGTGAATATATTGGCCTCGAGCATTCGCGAGCACGATTGACTTGTGAATCTGTCGCCCGTCAAGGTTTAGGTTAACTTCAATCTCTTGCATGTTTGCGCCCATTCCGAAGTCGTAAACAGAAGGCGCTGTCGCATTGAAGCGAGCTGCGGCAATTTTGAATCCTGCCGGAATGTTTGTCAGAGAGGCGTTCAGCTCATTCAGTGTCGTTGCCGTCTCTGTGGCTGCGTCTCCAAGTCGACCGATTCCATCATATGTGAGTTTTGTGTTTGCATCTTCGACAACAACTTCAGAGGCAGTGCCCTGAAGTGTTATTTCTTTTGCGTAATTTCCGATGGCTGTATTCACCCAATCAAGGAAGACAAGCACTTGATCAAACAACCATGTCATCGCGTCGAATATGGGGCCGAGAACAAAATCCAGAAGCTGAACGATTGCGCCAAGCACTTCCAAAAGTTTCCCAACATATTTCGAGAAACTCTCTGTCTTCATGAGGATGTCTAAAACCACGCTCACAACAGCGCCCCAAGGCCCTGCTATTGTAGACATCTGTACCGCATTCTGAATGATGCTTCCAACCTCGCCCATATTTGCAGCAAGCCTGTTTGCCGCGCTACCCATAGCCTCGTTGAATTGATTGGCTGTTGAATCAATAACTTTCGTGGCCTCCTCTTCAACCTTTCCGGTGATGTGGAGTTCCGGCATCATAATCACTGGTTTTTTCGGCTTTGCTCCTGCTGAAACGCCAGAATCTTTCTTCATTTTCTCCAAGCCTTGCCCGTATTCGCCGATGACGTCTCGAATGGCTGCGCCCAGTTTGTCCTTAATAGCCCCAGCAATATCCGACGCACCTTCTTTCCAAGCAAAAGCCATCACCTTTGCGCCTTCAACAGCATCGTCAACCAACCCACCGAAACCTCTGTTTGCGATTTCGTCAATAGTTTCATTGAAGGCCTCGAGCTCATAAGCCCAGTCTGCACCGAAAACCTTTGCGACTTTTGCAGCCCATCCGGCCACCGTCTTCATTGCGGTCGCCCAGCTTTTCCAGAGAAATTCTGTAAGGTTGCTCCAGGCCTTGCCGATGAAGTCGATGGCACCACCGAAAAAGCTTTTAAAGGAGGCCCACTTCTCTTGAATCCAGTCAACAACAGCGCCAGTGAAACCCTGAATGTTGCCGAAATTGTTTTTCCATGCAGCCCAAAGCAGAGGAACAATAGCGATGATGCCTGCAATAACAGCGACAATCGGGAGTATCGCGCCAGCAACTGGAGAAAGTGCACCGGTAATTACAGGCGCAAGGGCTGTGAATGCTGAAATGATTTTTGCTGCACCGGCCGTCAACGTCAATGTCGCAGCCGTAACAGCCGCAAAACCAGCAACCATCTGCTTCGTTTCCGGTGACAGGCTTCTAAAATAATTAGCAACAACCGTCAGGCCTTGTGAGAGCGCTTGAATGGCTGGCACAAGTGCCCTTCCTATTTCAACGGCAATGGCGTTGAATGAATTGCCAAGCTCATCAGTGGCTGTCTTCACCTGTGAATCAAACTGCGAGGCGAGGCGAATGGCTCCGGCACCGATGGCAGTCATCGAGACGCCGATGGCTCCAAGCTTTCCGGCCACCTCGTTCATCTTGTTTCCGAATTTTGCCACCTTGTCGGCGGCATCATTCATGCCCTTAACGAGCTGAGAAGGGTCAGCGTTCAACTTCACAAAGAGGGTACCGAGACTCAGTGCCATGTTGAAAGCCTACCCTTTCTTATTCCAACCTTACCGGCCGCGCTTCATTTTGGCCTTTCGCATGGCCTCATCATTGGCCTCTTTCTCCATCTTATATGACGTCACCCATTCGGCCAGGTGAAAGCTTGTCAACCGTGCCTCTATTTCGTCCGGCAAAACGCCTGTTTCGCGTGCAATCGCGTAAATCAGCTGGCGTTGCCGGTTGCCTCGAAAAAAGTTTCGACCTCTGCCTGTTGCTCTGACAACTGGCCAAAGGCTTTCAATGCCTTTCCGATGAAGCTGTTAGGCGTAGAAGGTTGATTCATGAGGGAGTCGATGTCTGCACGGGTGAAGACTGTAGCGCCGGTGGCAGGGTCGACAATGCACGAAACCAGAAGCAGGATTCCCATCAACGTTTCGTCGATGCCGTCCTTTGTTTTTGCTGCCAGCTTTGCTTGTTTCTGCTGAAGCAAGGTGGGTGGCTTGATTCCGTAACGCTGCCCCTTATGCTCAAACTCAACGAAACCAAGGGTGTCAGGCTCTAACGCGCTATTTCTTAAGGGCTGCTCGCTCATATTCTCATGTCCTCCTGCAGGTTAATACGTCAGAAACGCAAAGCTTGACCTACCGCCAACAGCCTGAGGCGTCGTTCTCTCGTTAATAGTGAAGGGGAAGCTGCCCTCAATGAGGCCGTCGCGAGCGCCTGACAAGTCGAGAGAAGGAATGCTAACGAAAGCACGAAAAATTCGAGTCGTTGTAGGCGCCAGTGCAATTTCCATCACCATGACTTTTCCACCTTCCCAGACGCTTTCGATTGACTCTGTTTGCGCAAGAAGGTTGAGAAAATTCGTGGACAACACATCGAGGCCACCAATGGTGCCACCGCCACCCTTTAAGCCGAGGATGAATTCCTTTGCGGTGTCTCCGAAAACAGTAGAGTCTAATTCATCTCGAACGAGGTTAATTGAAAACTCTCTTGCTTCTAGGGCTGGCTGCATCGAGATGTTGTTGAAGTCGACAGTCACAGCGCCAGATGGTGCGGAATTAAGCGTCACTTCGCCCTTTAAATAATCCACGGTGTAGGCTGTTGTCGCAAGCGCAACACCACCATCCTTAACAACAACAGACACGTTCGGATTCATCACGCGATTAGTAGCGACGCTCACCCTATAGGTGGTTCCAGAGATGAGCGTCGTTGCGCTTGCATTCGCATTGTATGTACCGCTGCCGTATTTCAAGATGCAACTATGCGCTGCGACTGGCATGACTCACCTCATCAAACAGTGGCAACCGCGCCTGTGGCCCTTAGCGTCCCAGAAACCTCGACAAGGCCATCGCGAGCGCCTGAAATGTCCAAAGAAACCACCTTGCATTCGACGTTATGGCCAGCGGTCCCATTCCACAGCATCACAGCCCAAACAGAAGTACCATCACCGAAAGCGGTTTCGATGCGTCCGTAGGCTGTATCAGCCGACTCGTAGGCACCGGAGAATGAAACCTCCGCACCACGCAAGCCTAGGATGAAGTTCTTCGACGTGTCGTTGAAGTCAGTCGTTTCGAGTTCATCTCGAACGCGATTCAGGCCGACGTCATGGACGCCTGTCATGTTGTCTGAGTCAGTTCCGAGGCCGGATGCGGTGCGAATTCTGACTTTGAGGTTGTGTGCGGCTAAAGGCATGGTTTTTCTCCTTGCGGTTATTCTGTGGGCTTCAATTCCAACTAGCCAACCCAAACGACGCGAGCATTCAAGCTCCATTCAAAGTTTCCGTAGTCATCCTGCCCCAGGTAGGTGGGCTCTGACTCATTGACGAAGGCTGTCACCCGTCCAGTTGCAGTCTTGCGTTGAATGGCCGAAAGCACCGTCTGTGCGAGCTCGACGCCGGTATTGTACCCGTTGGCCACGTCGCTTCGGATTCGCACCTGTAGGCCCGATTCTCTTACATCGGTTGCGGTGCCCAGGTATGGGGTGGGTGCGATGCCGCCAGTCTGAAGCACAAAGACAGCGGTGGGCGTCACCAGTGCCCCGATTTCGCGCACAGGGCCCTGAAAGACGCTAACGCCCGACAGTGCCGGCGTTGCCTGCAACATGGTAACAACATCAGCGTCAACCGAAGCCATAGGCTACCGCCTACCCTTCGGCGTCTGTCGCTTGATTTGCTTCTTCGTGGCCCTTTTCTGCACTTTGTTTTTCCGAGTCTTCTTAGGTGCCGGCTTCACCACCGGCCGCGTATTGCTTTGGGCTGCTGGGTATGTTTCGACACCCTTTGCCACCAGTGACTTTATTTTCTCGACGAGTCTCTGAATCATGCCGGCGCTCCTCATATTAACGGCATTCTCTAGGTATTTCGCCTCACCACCTCGGGGGTGCTGGAAAGTCAGTTCCTCATGCTGGATGGCCGCATACTCGGTGCCAAAACCTGTTTCCGTGGTGATGTTTTTCTCTGTGGGTGGGACTGTGTAGGCGCTGGCCCGAAGCCGAGCGAATTCTACCGGCGCTCTTCTGGTAGCCTCACGTTCAATCTCGAAACCTTCGGCGTAGATGGCATGCGCCGAGGCCGCTGGGTATTTCTTCGCATAGGCTTTGAGGGCCTTGTTGACTTCCCCAATGCCCTTTAATTCGAGGGCCTTTGCCATTATCGCACCCGTTTATATGGCAAGAGCAAATCGCGAGAAGCCTTCGGAAGCACCATCGAGCGCCACTCAATGGTGGCCGCATCTTCCGTCTCCACTTGCGCGTGAATCTCTCGGCCTCGGTGTCTCCAGAGGTTGGCAATACCCCACAAGACAGCTTGCTCGATGTCCGGCGGAAGGGTAATGGTTCCACCTTGAGGCCTTGTTACATAGCCTCCGGCATACGTCACCAAGAAGCGCACATCCTCAGTCCCAGGCCGAAGCGGGGCCGATGTTAGGCGCTCGGCGTAATTGGCCGTCCATTGCCAGCCATCCAATCGAAAGATGATGCCAGCGCTGGCGTTGCGCACTGTGTATGAGGTGGCCGCATATGTGGTGCCGGTGCCAGCTGTCGAAAGCGATGACGGCAACAGCTCAATGGAGGTAATAGAAACAATGGGCGTTCGCGAAACGTAGAGAAGCTGGCCTCCGTAGCCTGCAACCCTCTCGGCGATGCCCGTCTCATAATGCAGGGTGCGTTCACAAAACTCGGCCGCAGCGCTCGAAACAGTGTCGATGAGGCGCTCAATAACGGCATCATGAGTCGATACCGTAACGCCCAACTCTGTCTTAGCTTGCGCCAAAGTCGTCAGCGCATAAGCGGCCAAAGCCATGGGTTAGCCCTTCTTCTTAGACTTCTTGAAAATGCCTTTTGACTCTTCCGTCTCTACCTTCATGTCCATCACGAAAACCTCTTTCGTGACTTGTTCTGTCGGCTTCACTTCTTTTGTTACAGCTTGCACCGGCGCTGCCGTCACAAACACAGCAAGGCCGCGCTCCACTAAATAGGCCGCGACGTCGTCAGGTTGCCCGCATACCTCCTCGGCAACATTGCTTCCAAAAGTCTTCAACATACGGATGACGGCCATGACATCTCCTATGGTGAAGGGGCCAGGCGAGCGCCCGCCAGCCCAGCCCCTTCGGTGTCACAACTTTATTAGACTGCGGGTACCAAGTCAGCGCCGCCCAGAATGGCCGTGCCGTACACCACCGCGGTGTCCGTGCCGGAGGCCGACAGGTTGGGCGTGAAGTTAAAGCGAATGTAACGCTTCGCGCCTTCCAGGTTGACGTCAAACTTCACCACGCCGTGTCCGGCAGTCACCGCGCCGGTGCGAGCAACCGTTGCCGCTTGCAACGAGACTGCGGTATCCCAGTTGCTGTTGTCTGAGCTCAACTGGTATTCAGCCGCGAAAGACAGGGTCTCGGCTGCGGCGAGCGTCGTCTTGTAAGCAATGACGAAGCTGGCGCTTCCGTAACCCAGACGGTCGATGCTTGCACCCGTCAAGGCAACGTTGTCGCCAGTGCCAGCGGCGGTGATGCTGATGCCGTTGCACGAGGCGGCTTTAAAGTACTTCCCGAAGTCTGCAATATGTGGGGCTCCCATGTGTGTCTATCCTTTCAAGGCTTAGTAGGCCCAGCTGAGTTCCTTCACAACCACGCCTGCCGTGGTGTGACGGAGGTTGATGTCATGCTTCGAGAGGGCTCGGATGACCGTTTGGTCGTTCGAGATGCCCGAAACGATGGTGCCAGAGTTCGACCAAGCGCCATTGGGGAAGACTTCGATTTCAAGGTTGAGGCTGTCGCCCACGAGTACTTCCGACATGTCCACGAGGTACAATTCAGACTCGTCGCCATCGGTTCCGAGGTTGGTCGGAATCTGTGAGGTGGCGTAGAAGGGGAATCCACGAAGGGTACCCATCTCAACCATTTCACGCTCGAGGCTGTTGGTGCCTTCCGCGCCAGGGCCTGCCGAACGCATGATGGCAAGCTTCGTGCGAGGAGACATGAACCAAACTGGCTTAATCATCGGCACGTTGGCCAATTCCAGCTTGGAAACGGCCTTATCCAACTCTGCCTTCATTTCGGCAAAGGTGGGCGCACCTTCAACAGAGACGGTCTCGTTGTAGACGTGAGCCGAGGCGATGCGGTTGCGCAAGCCAGTGGGCTCGGAGACAGAGCCAATGCCGCGCAAGAAAGCCAAATCCTCGCGGATGGCCATAACGTTGAGGAGGTCGTCACGGACAAACTCTTCCGCGCTGATGGAGGCATTGCGGATGAGGTCGTTCGAGACAGCAACCAGAGCCGTCAGCTTCTTTTCAGAGAGGACGATTTGGTCGGTGGACGGATCCGAAGGCGTAATCGCAGTCGACTCTTGCCCATAGTAAGCAGTAGCAGCGGCCGATTGACGGTCGATTGTCAGGTTTCCACCGAACATCGGCAACACTCGAGGACCAGCCTTGCGCACGACAGCCTTGTTTCGGAGAAGCTCAATCATCTCCGAGGCAAACTGCTGATGCACCAAGCTGCCGCCGTTGTCGAAGTCATTCTGATTCAATGCCTTCGCGACAGTGTTGTAGCCCCAGCCTTTGGCAACTTCAGAAGGCGAGACGTAGCGTCCCTCTTTCTGGCTGCGCAATGCAGCGGTCGCCTTCGCCTTAGCAAAGCGAATGAAGCCCAAACCAGAGCCTTCCGCGGCTTCTTTGCCGTGGAATTCGATGGTGCTGTTGCCCTCTGCCTTAGCAGGGGGAGGAGTGAAATTCGACGTCGCCTTCTGCTTCAACTGCTCTTCAAGCGGCTTCATGGCATCGGCCACAGCCTTTGCCACCACCGCGTCAATGCCATTGGTGTCGCTCATGGTTTCGTTTCCTTTGCTACGGGTTAGGTGCTTCTCTTCTTCTACATTCAACTCTTCAACTCTCTTCTTCGCCCAGGGCAACATCGACTCACCACCCCAAGCATCAAACATCACGCTTCCGCAGACTTCTTTTCCGTCTGCATCTACATATTCGCCAGTGTTGTAAACCTCACTCCGGCTCAAAAAACTATAAGTCCTGCGCACTTCCTCAGGCTCGAGCGGCTCCCTGTTGGCCAACTGCTTCGCCCGAAACCAACCCACTCGCGTTCCGCACTCGCTGTCTTTCTCCTCTTTGTGCTTCAAGGCCTTTCTCGCGGCCTCGGTAGCGCTCTGAGGATAGTCAAAAGACAGCGGCATCGCTTAACCCAGCTTTCCCAGCATGGCAGAGATGCGGCGCTTCACCTCATCGTTAACCTTCTTAGCCAACACCTCAGGAGACGACTTCATCGGCTCAAGAGGCGGCATTTCTTGCGTTGGGTTTTCTGCCGGCAGCTTCAATTCCTTCATGTACTCTTTCATCTCGTACATTTTCTCGACAAGCTCGCCCATTTCCTTCCGGCACATCTTCACCTCACCCATGAGGCCGGTGAGCAAATCAACAAGAGGCCCCATACCTTCAGGCAATTCAATTTCAACCTCAGGCTTTTCGACTTCCGGGGCCAGCTCGTCCGGTGCCACGGGCTCTTGTTTTCTCTGTGCCATTTTAAATTTCCTCGGGGAAAGTGACTTATAAACTCGCTCGGCCATGCTTCGTTGTACCGTCTGGGTGCCGTCTTTGGTGTCGAGTATTTTCGAGGCCCACTCAATAAGAGGCGTAACCTCAATGCCGGCAGACTTCGCACCTTGCAAGGCCTCTGGGTTGGCCGGCACGGGCACGGCTGAAAACTCGAGCAATTCCTGCTCTTCAAAGTCCATCGCAAGGCCACCGCGCTCGTCGTTCTCCTTGAATTTTGCAGGAAGAAAGCCGACGGAGACGGCATTCATGAAGCCTTTACGGTACATCTCACCAATCATGTGCCCGAATGGAGACAAGTCTTTCGGTGTAAACTCGACGCCCTTAGCAATCAGCTTGTCGCCCTCGACGACGACAACAGGAGCGCGGCCTACGGGTGGGCTGTTTTGATCATGTCCAAACAAGACAACCGGATTCTTCCGGTAATTGTCCAGCTTCCAGCCCGATTGAGAAACCGTGTCACCGTGCCGGTCGACAGCGGCTGTTGACAGAATGAAATTCAGGCCATCGGCCGTTGCCGCAACGTCTGTGATGACTTCTTTGCGCACGGCGCACACCTTGCCTTCACCGCGTAAGGTGGCTTTCCATGTCCCAGAGTCCAGAAGTTTCGGTTTGTATTCCATCGGCATTCATTCTTTCTGTGTCAATTCCAACGTGCCAAATTCATTTAATAGGTAGGGCAAGCTGGCCCTTTGCTTTGGCCTTCGCCTTTAGCTTCTTTCGTCGCCCTCGAATCGACTTCCCGAAGGTGGCTTCCAACTCATTCAACACGGCCTCGCGTTGGGTGGCGTATACGTCCAACATTGCCGCCTCAAGCTTGTTTTCTTGCTTCACCATTTCGCGGTCGAAGCGCTTCCACTCTTCAACGCGCCACTCCTTCGAGCGGATTTCAGCTTCATCGGTAACTGGAAGCACGGTGCATCGACAGTTAATATCCTGTGCCGCAATGCCGAATTGCCCAGGGGCCATCGTCTCCTGCCCTAAGTCAGTGCGGAAGGGTGCGTCGAGGCCCACGATGTCACCGTCAAGCTGTCGGTGCTCGTCTCTGGTGTTAGCGTCTTGCACTGAGAGCCACTCCTTACCTGCCACCACGCCTGAGGCGACATAGGCTGTCAGCTTCGCCTTATTTGCGCTTGAGACGGTTTCGGTGCGAGCAATCATGCGCGCGCGGTAGCTGTCTGCCTCATCGAATACGGCTTCGATTCTATCTGCCAGCTTGTCGATGCCTTCACCGGCCAGAATGCCCTCTTGCAGAGTGTCTCTTATGTATTGCTGAGTCGTCTCGTTGGTGCCCGTTATCTTCTCAGAAGACTCCTGAATAGCGTCTTTCACCAGAGGATTGACAAGAGAGAAGACGCCTGAGTCCACCACTCCGAGGCCGTCAAGAGTCTGTTTTCCTACCTGAGAAAACTGGCCACGAATAACAGGCCCAATGATTTCAGCAATCTGCTCTCGAGTCAGGGTACGAACAATCCTTTCAACTGTCTCGTTTGTCTTCCAGAGGCCCAGGCTTTTGGTGAATTGAGGCTCTTTGGATAGGCCAACAAACTGAGGTGCAGCCGGAGCCACCGAATACATGACATCTCCAGAGTCGATTGGAAGCTGGCCAGCAAGGGCGCGATGCTCGTTGACGGTGTAATTGGTGGGCAAGGCCACCATCGCAGCTTTCTTGAATTCTACGTCCTCAGGCACCGGCGAAAGGAAATCCACAATAAGGCGCTCGTCCCACTCGGCAGCGAGCGTCTGCAATGTGTCGCAGAGCTGCACCATTCGAGGCACCAACACTCCTCGGCTGTAGAGGTAATAGCTTGAGTCGATGGTTGCGCGGTTGCTGTTTTGAATAATGCCTAGAATTTCAGGAGGCACTCCGAAGGTTTGACGCATCAAGTCGGATTGATACTGTCTCAAGGCCAGAAGATCTTGGTCTCGGAAGGTGTGAGACAAATCCTCATAGCCGATGGCCGCATTCGTGAAATGAATCTGGTGGGCCTTTCCGAGGCCTTGGTAACGGCTGCGCCACTTCTCCTCAAACCGCGTCACCTCATCCTCACCAGCCCCCTGAAGAGAGACGAAACCAGAAGGCCGGCCACCGTTGAAAAACCAGTCGCGCACATGCTTCGCCGCGTATTCATCAACGTCAATCTCGTCTGCCAGAGCTTCACCTAAGCCAGAGCCTCGGAGGTATGGGTTTTCTAAGTCAGGGTTTCTAAACCAGATGACGTCCGTTTCTTTGAGTTCCTTTGTCCACCCGCTGGCCTGCATCCTAAAGGTGGGCCTGCTTTCGGTGGGTGTGTCAGTCACCCAGTGTGGCGGCACCGGCCATGCCTCGATTGGCTGGCCTGCACCATTGCGCTCGAGCACCCAAAAGGCCTCGCCCTTTAAGTCAATCCACGCCTGCGTACATGTCATGCTTCCAACAGCTCGAAGGGCGGGATTCATCTTGTTGAGAAGCGTTAGAAATGGGTGCTCTTCAACAAGCGTCAAGCTTCCATTCTGAAGGCCGTCGTCCAACATCTTCCGACGAATCTCACCAGAAGCGCCCACCGAACGCGCCACAAGGCCATTGCCTGCCGGACGCGCTGGAGCCAGAAGACGCAAGGGCACAGAGGCTACGTCTTGCGCGATGCGCTGCACAATGGCCCGAAGCCAAGGTTGCTCGCGGTAGGCCAGCATCAATTCTTTGCTACCACGCCGAGGCGCTCGGGCACCGCCCATCGTGACACCGGCCAAAAGCCCACCGGCACTCTTCGAGGCGTCAGGGCCAAACAATGCTTTAACGGCTGCTTTGAGATTCCAGGCCATATCTTAGCCTTCCCTTTATCATTCCAAATATTCAACGAATGACGACACGAGTCCCTTCTGACAATTCTGTAAGCGCCCACACCAAGGCGTCCACCCTGTCAGGGCTTCCATCGAAACCATCGGGAGTGAATGTGCATTGCTGGTCTTCAAGTTTCTCATGAATGCCGACATGCGAAACCTTGCCCTGCTCGTAAAGCGCCGCAATGGGCTCTGCCCGTGTCCTCTTGCCCTTGGTTGCCCTCACTGCTTTGTAGGGCACATTCTTCGATGCGCTGCGCAATAGGCGCTCGACTAAGTCCCCACCCTGATTGACCTCAGCTACAACCCTGTCGCCCTCGAACTCCTCAAAGGCCTCGATTGTGCGACGCGCCCACCCATCGGGCGAAAGGCGGCATGTCCTATCTGCCAACACATAAAAGCGGCCATCAACGCCCTTGCCTGCCACCACGATGCCGGTTTCGTCTGAATCCTCGCCAGCGGTGACGGCAGGGTCCACACCCACCACCACCCGACTCAACTCAGGCGCAATCTGTAGGCGGTGTTTTTCAATGTTTGCCCGCTGCCACAAAGCCCCGGGGACATCGTCGAGAATCTCAGCCATCAATTCCTGCCGGCCTAAGCGAGTCCCTCGAAGGGCCTCCAGCTTCGCCTGCGCCAACTTGTTGAGGTTTTTCCAGTTCTCAAAAGAGGTGCCGCCCGTGACAGCTGTGTCAGGGCTTTTGAGTAGCTCTCGAATCTCCCTCACTGGCCTAGGCGTCGTCGACACCACGATGCGACCTGCCCTTTCAGGCGCCGACGGCCATGGCAAGCGCACCACGAAAGGCACCTGCTCCCATGCTGCCCTGTTCTTTTCCCATGCCGCGAGTTCATCAGCCCAGAGACAGTGAAATTGAGGCCCGCGCAAGCTGTCCGGCTTCTCTGAGGTGAATACCGTCCAACGGCTTCCATTCTTTAAGATGCCCTCGCCTAAGCTGCGATTCCACTCAAGGCCGTCCCTCTCTGCTGGCGAGAATGTAGACAACAGACCAGATTCGCCTTCTACGCATACCTGTGTTGCGTCGGAATAGGTTCGAGCAATGATGCCAATCCGGCATCCAGGCATCTCGACGAGCTGTTGACGCACCCATTCTGCTGCGCTTCGAGTCTTACCGAAACCACGCCCAGCGTTAATCAGCCAAACTCGCCAAGGTCCAGCCGGTGGTAGCTGGTTTTCTCTCGCCCAGAGGCCCTCCCAGTCATAAAGGAGAGCATCGATTTCATTGTCAGTGAGGCGAGCCAGAATCTTCTTCAGATTCGTCGGTGTCGGTGGTGTTGCCCGCAAGGACTGAAGACAGCTTCTCAATGAGTTTGTCTCTGGCATCTGTCACCTGAATAGGGCCGCCGTTCTTTCCCGTATGCTCGATGCGGCCTCTGTAGCGTTCTGCCCATCTCTCAGGGAAGCGGTGGGCAAGCCACCATTGGGCGTGCTTTGGGTCCTCCGCGGCTTTCGCCATAATCATTTGAACGGCCCTGATTTCAGCATTCTTCTCTGCTTGAATAACGGCTCGGCGAAATTGAATGCACCTTTCGTCAGTCTCCTCTTCACCCTTTTTCATCCATTCATGAAATGTGCGCAAAGGCACACCCGCGCTTGCGGCCGCGACGCTGCGAAAATTACCGTTCGCAAGAGCCTCACAGATGATTCGCTGCACTTCATCATTGAGGTGGGTTGGCCTGCCTGCCTTGCCCATATTATTTGCCCTTCCCTTCTTTTCGCGCTTTCACAACTGCCATTCCAATCATGTGAATGGGCCGGCCAGCTTCTCGCAAATACTTGCGAATGGTTTCGTCACATACGCCGAGACGCTCTTCAATTTCAACGCGCTTAAGGCCTTCGATGTCTAGTTTAACGATGCGGTCGACAACATACTTCGACAAAGCATTTCGGCTCCGCCCGTCATTCCCGTCATTCCGTTGCGCCATGTTTTCCCTCCCGAGGCATAACACGCACTTCGACTCTAGGGTTTTCTTTGTCTTCAAACCGGCTGATAAAGATTTCGCCCACCTGCTTATCGTCAGCATATGCGATGCCGTTAAGACTGTCCAAAAGCACCTTGAGATGGTTGTCCAAGTCGCCCGTCTTTCGAGGCCTAAAAACTGTGATGAGAAGTGAGACCTCGCCAGAAGAAATTGGCCGCATGCCTTGAGTCAATGCCCGAAGTTTTGCACCTTGCTTGTATGCCTTCGCCTCTTTCGTTGTGTAGGCATAGCCACCAGGTGCGAAGCGCAAGTAGCGGTTGACGCTCGGTGGGTAAGGCAACGTTACCTTGATTGATTCCATGTCCTGCCCCTTGTTCGCTTCGGAATACGAAAGAAAGCGATTTCCTGCCCGCCACCATCGCACGGCCCGTCCTCTGAGTCATGCTTAGAAAACACACCGTGGTGAAATTCTTGCGGTAAGAAGCAGACATGGCAGGTGGCATGCCCGAAACCCTGCCCGTGCAAATAGATTGCATCCTTTTGAGCCAACAAGATGTTTTCCTGTTGGTGGGTAAAGCAGAAAGGGCCGTTCCCATTCGAAGTCACATAATCTCGACAGCCTTTGGCGTGGCAGTACATGGCTTGAGTCTACCTGAAAGCAAACAACGGCAAATCATCTGTTTCAGTCGTGGGTGCTGAGGCGAAACAGTCGAAGGCACCGCTTGCGTAAAGACGCTTGATTTCATCACGCATGGGCACTCGATTAAACCGTCTCCAAACAACCTCAGTGCGCTCTCGATTCTGGTGTGACTCATCCGCCTTTTTGCTTCTGTCGTAACCTACTCGGCCCTTGCTAGACATCGTAGCCTCAAACTCAAACCGTTCCCAGTCGTCTGGAATGTTTGCGCCGGCCTGCTCGTAGTTTGAAAGAATGAAGCTTCCTTGGCATTCGTTAAGGGTACTTACCAAGGCTTGAAAATCTTCGACTGTATAGCCGCCATAATGGCCGCACTCGGTGCCAGGATATGGTGGATCACAATAGAAAAAAGTCTGAGGTGAATCCCATTGTCGAATGACTGTCAAGGCATCATCGCAGGCAATATACACGGAGGACATTCGCTCTAAATATTCTGAAAGACGTTCAACTCGTTGAACCCATGTTGCAGCACTGTTTCTGGCGAATACTTGGCGTCCCCAGCCACCATTAAGCTTATTTGAAAAGCTTGTGTTGATGTTAACAAAATAAGCCCAAGCCCGTTGCACTTCGTCTCCGTTTTCGAGGTCTTTGGATTTGGCATATTCGGCCTCGGAATAAAGTGTCAGGCTCAAGCGGTCAATCAATGCCTCGCGCTTTTCTGGTGTCTGCAAGACGCGGTAGAAATTAATCAAATGCTCGTCTTTGTCGTTTAACACCTCGCGGTAATGGTGGCTGTTTTCTGTATTCGGCCACGGCTTCGCAAAAAATACCGCGGCCCCGCCAGCGAACGGCTCCACATAGACTGTATGCTTCGGAATAAGCGGTAGAATGTTGTGCACCATTCGTTGCTTGCCGCCGTAATACGAAATCGGCGGTTTCATTCAGCACCCGCAATGATTTGCATATCTTTGCGACACTGCGCCCACCGAGATTGAATCTGTGCCTCGTATTCAAGGGCCGGTCCATCGTCAGTTTCACCCTCAAGAGCCGACTCGACAGCATCTCGCTGAAGTCTGAGGAATCGATGAATCTTAATTAGACACGCCTTGAACGCCTCAATCAGTGCTGGCATTTGTGGCCCGTCATAATGCGCCATCATTTCGTAGCAGTCCCTCTCACTCATTCGATGCCCCTCCTGCATCTACCGTCTCAGTGTTTGACACCATGGCGGCATGTTCCACCAGCCGGAGGCCAACCTCGGCACCGCTCGGGCCGTTGGTTTGTTTTAGCACGCTGCATCGAATGCCTCCCGAAACTTTCGACAGCCCCAGGGCAACTCGAGCCATGCGCTCCGGCGCGCTGCTGTTGGCGAAATCAGTCAGACTCGGCGCGTCGTCCACCGTTAACCCCTGTCGGCGTCTTACGTGGGAGGCCACCACCACCGGTAATTGATGCCGCTTCGCAATGTCTCGAAGGCTTGAGAGCGCATCGGCGACGTCCAAGTCATAGCGCTCTGAGCGGTCGAGCCTCATCTCTCCGAGGTGGTCAACAATGATAACCTTGCACCCATGGTTGAGAATCATATCTTTTGCCGCCGAGGCGACCTCTGTGGGTGTAAGTCCCTGCCTATCGTCGATAACCACATTTTCCAGAAGCTTGTATACGGTGCAAGCTGCGTCGGCGAGATTGCCCTGTTGATATTCATTGAGGCGGTACGTGGTGAGATTAAACAGAGGCACACCAGACAAAAGCGAAAGCCACCTGCGCGTCACCCATAGACGCTCATCCTCAAGCGAAAAGAAACCTACCTTCACGCCTGACTTCGCGAGGTTGTAGACAATGGTCGAGAGAAGAGCCGACTTGCCTACCCCAGGAAAGGCACCCACCATCGTTAAGACTGACGCCTGAAGGCCACCGATTTCAGCATCAAGGGCCTCGATGCCGGTAGGATGGACGTAGGTTTTCTTGCCCCTCGAGGCCAACTCGGCCTGCTCGCAATAGGTCAAAACATCCTGTTCTGAAGTCCGTAGTCCTTGAATACGCTTGGTTAAAGCCTGCCAAGCCTCTGACGCCTCCGACAATGCCTCTTGAATGGGCCTAGCTTCGCTTCTAATCCATTTTGTGATGTTACCGACTAGGGTGATAGCCTTGCGCCTCAAAGATGCGTCAGAAACTAACCTCGCGTATTCTGCGGCAATGTGCTTCGACGGTGCTACGGCCATCAGAAGCTCGACGATGAATTTTTGCCCACCGGCTTTTTGAACTTCCGGCGAGAGCTTCAACTTCTCGGAGATGGCTAGAAAGTCAACGGCCTGCCCTTGCTGCACGTAGGCTCCGACAGCATCCCAAACCTCACCCAATGCCGGAGACGAAAAGTCACCTCCCGAGAGCGTAGATTGTTCCCAAAGCTTCGCGGCATTCTCCGGCTTCACCTGAGAGCCGGTTGCAATAATCGAAATCAAACCCTTTTCAGCT